ACCATACCTCATTATAAACCTTTTCAAAAGATTTTTTAGGTAATATTTTTCTAATCTTTTTATACATCTTCTAATTTTGTAAAGTTATGTTCTTTCTCAAACTTAATTATATTTGTAAACTTATCAAATAGTATATCCCCTTTATGTGATATTATAAACACATTCTCATTTGACATAGTTCCTAGTATCTTAAAAAAGTCTTCTGTGCCTGAGCCATCTAGACTACTATCAAATATTTCATCTAGTATTAATAGATTTGTGTTTGTACTATTTTTCATCTTAGCAATTGTACGCCATGTAAATAGAAGTGCCAAGTCTATTCTCATCTTTTCACCTTCACTAAAACTATTATAACTAAATGTATCTCTATGTCTACTCTTAACTGTCTCATTAAATTCTTCATCTAATGTAAATGATACAAAAAAGTCCATTGATTGTAGATACTTGTTTATTAACTGATTCATGATAGGAAGATACTTCTTGATAATTTGAGCCCTAGCACCCTTATCAGAAAGTATCTCCCTAATGACATCAACATAATCCTTTTCTGTTGATAGTGTATTTAATTCTGTTTTTTGTTTATCTAATTGTTCTGATAAATCTTTTAAATCTTGTTCTAATTTATCTGAATCTTGACCATCTGTTGTGTTTAATTCAACATCATCTGAATGTTTTTTAATACCTTCTAATGAAGAATGAATTTTTGCAACATTAATATTCATCTCTTGTATCTTTTTAGATACTACATCCATCTGTGTTAGCTCAGATTCTACCTTTGTTATCTCTTGCATGATATCTTGTAGACCAGATTGTAGTTTTGTTATTGTATCTTTTTCTTCTTCTACTTTTTTAGATTTTAATTCTTTAGGTATAGATTGTGTGCATGTAGGACATTCATCATGTGTTTCAAAAAATGTTAATGTCTCTTTATGAGTTTCTAAATTGTTTTCAATTTTAGATTCTAACTTAGATAATTTTTTTGCTTTCTTATCTACATCTGGTTTGAACTTCATGATTTCTTGTTGTTTTGCTATATTTTCATTCAATTGTTGTAAATCTTGTCTATATTGTCTATCAGCCTCTTTGTTTTGTTCAATTTTTATACGAGAGCTCTCCTCGGCGTCTCCAATGCGTGATTTTAGAGACTTTAAATGTTCCGTTTGTAATGACACCTTCTGTTCAATTAAATCGCAAGAATGTCGCAAATCCGAGACGCTTTTTCCCAAATCTCTCTGTTGGTCTCGCAAATTGTAGTCCATGAGAGTAAAAACTCTAACATCTAGAATTTCTTCTACTGCCTCACGCCTGTATCTAGATTTCATCTTCATAAATGGTTCGTAAGATGAGGAACCTAATAATACTACTTGAATGAAAGAACGATAATTCAATTTCATTATATTTCTTTCTAGATATTTTTGATAGTCAATTGTAGAGGCATCCTGATTGACTAGCACATCATCTTTATATATTTCAAATTTATTTGGTTTTACACTTCGTATAACTTTATAGTTTTTTGTACCAACTGAAAATTCTATCGTTACATTACAACCACCATTATTGATAGTGTTTACCATTTGTTCTTTCTTAATAATTCTAAATGGTTTATTAAATAGTACAAAACACAGAGCATCCAGTAAAGTAGATTTACCAGAACCATTTTTGCCTATAATTAAGTTTGTTGGGTGATTATCTAGTTTGATTTCTATCGGTGTATTACCAGTAGATAAGAAGTTTTTCCATGATATAGATTTAAAATGTATCACTCTAAAGCCTCTTTATATAGTTTGTTGATAAAATCTTTTAATCTTTGTCTATCTAAATCTGTATCAATCTGTTCTACATAATTACCTAAGAATGTAAGTGTATCTTCACCTTGGTCTAATATGTCTTCTCTAACTGAAGCTGTAATATCAGACTGGTCTTCATCTATAATATTAATCTCATGCAAGTCTATTTCTGTATGTAAACGATTAACAAACTTGTCAAACTTTTCTTCATTGTTCTTATTAACTACAAACAGTTTAACAAATGATTTATCATATACTGATATATCTTCTTCGGCATAGTTTGTTTTCTTATCATCATAATATATCTTCTTAAATATTGTAAGAGGATTAGGTACTCTGGTCAATTCTCTTGTCTCAGTATCGAACACATGAAACCCTTTAGGACATTCATAATCATTCCATGTTATTTGATACTGTGTGCCACAATAGAATATCTGACCATCATCTGACTTTTTATGAAAATGACCAGAGATAACTTTTTCAAATCTTTTAAATATATTCTTTTCTAAACCATGGTCGTTAAAATGACCTTTATGCATTTCAAAACCTTTGACTTCTAAATGCCCCATGCATATTTGTGCTTGTGATTCAGAAATTGTTTTGATAGATTCATCATAGATATCATCACATATCCATGGTACTAGTAATATAGGCAGTTTATCGAATGTAACTGTTGTAGGTTTCTCGTATATCCAAGGTTCAAACTTACCATCAAATGTGGTAATTAATTGTTGTAATGCATTTACTTTGTTTGTGTTCTTATAATATGTATCATGATTACCCAATATAATATGAGTATCAATTTTCATATCCCACAATCTTTTCCAAAACTTCTCTTGAAAGTTATGTGCAATTTTATAATTGATAAATTTTCTTCTATCAACTACATCACCTAAGTGAATTAGGTGCTTGATATTGTTTTCCTTTAGATATGGAAAAAACAATTCATCATAAAATCTGTTCTGATACTCCATAAAATGTGGACTATCATTACGACAACCGAAATGGGTATCGTTCAATAGGGCTATTTTCATATTTTTATTCTATAAATTTATCTAGTTTGCCTTTTCTTTTTCTTGTTGTTTTCTTTTTCACAACAGGAACATCTTTAGGGTCGGCATTTCTTTGTAGAAATTCAGAAAATTGATTTCTAAATTGTCTATCTTCACCATCATTTAAAGTCATATCATCATAGTTTCCTTCCATGATTAATCTATTCTTAATTGTAGTTTGTTTTTTTTCTTTCTGTATTCTTCGTATAAATGCATAGTATATTATTTGTGTAAAATATGCGAATGGATTATTTGATTTTTCTGGATTGAAATTATCAAGATATTGTAAACAGTTTTCTATACCATCAGAAATCATATCATCTCTAAATGTATAGTTAATAAAGTTTGGTCTGTAAGATAGGTGATTTGCAATCTTTAAAAAGCACTCACCTATATAGTTTGAAACATGTGGTTTATCTTCACCTGATTCTTCAGCGTCCGTACAGAGTTTTCTATATTCGGTCATAGCCGCTAGAAACTCTTTATTGTTCACATAATGTTCTTTCTTTTTATCTGATTTCATGTTATACATTATATATCATTAGACAAGTAATGTCAATGCTGGTTGGTCTTTATTAACTTGATAAATGTATTTGTCCAAATAGGAAATGGTTGTCTGTAATCACTTGCATTGTCATGATGATATTTATGATGACCATCACCAAACAATGCTGTATATATCCATACATTATCAGGTCTACCTTTTATATGACAAAATGTATTTACAAAACCACCCCCTAATATGGCAGTCCATGCCGTAAATATATAAAAAGGATATACTAAAATAGGATTAATTACAAATAAGGTTGCAAAATATACAAAATGTATTTTAAAATAATGTTCATTAACAAATACATGTTGTGTGTCTTTTAGTAAATCTCTTGCATATAATAAATTCATTTCTACATTTTTGGGTTTAGAATATAAAAATCTAAAGAATGGAAAGAATGTATGAATTGCCCCTATATGTGTAGGTGAATGTGGGTCTGGTTTTTGGTCTGTATATCTATGATGTTTAATGTGTATTGACTTATACATCAATGGTGAACCCTCAGAAGCTAATATTGCATGTAATAATAAAAAGTGGTGCCAAAATCTATTTGTTTTAAATGCTCTATGTGTAAAGTATCTATGTATTGCTACTGGTTGTGCGACTAGACCTAATACCCAACCTATGAATATACATATTAACCATTCAGTTAATGACAATATAAAGAAACTAGATATAGCCCCTAACCATATAAACAGATGTAGTAATCCTAATTTAGTATTTACATTCATTTTCTTATTAATTTAATTACATAATATGCCATATCAATCTCATACCACTTAACACCATTGTTTATAGCAGTAGGATTTGCATGATGATTATTATGTAATGTTGCACAATTTACAGGAAATATATTGATATTTACTGAGTTATCATTAGTATCAAAATTTCTGTAACCCCAACCTATAGTATGACATAATACATTAGTAACACTTGATATATGAAAACTAAATGTAGCAGGTATTAGTATCATACAAAGTGTATAGAATGGACTAATTAATAAACATAGTATCATAAACATGTAATATATTTTAAAATAATTTTCATATTGTATTCTAAAATGTCTATTCTTTAATAATCTTTTTACTGTATGTCCACTCATCATATTATTTTTATATGTGTTATACCAGAACCATGTTTTCCAACCATTACTAGCAGGGTGTGAATCACCTTCTTTATCAGAATATCTATGATGTGTTATATGATTTGGCGCCCAAGCTAATGGTGGGGGTTGCATGGTAAGTGTTGTACAATATAATAAAAATGTTTCTATTTTCTTATTTAATTCAAATGCTCTATGAGAACAATATCTATGTATAAAAGTTTCTACAATTACTATTGCAAAAAAAGAAGTAAATATAAACATAATAGTATAATCTATCCATGTAAATGTACCCCAATAGTAATAGATACCGAAGAATGTTATCAGTTGCATACCAAATTGTGTTAGTAATAATTTAGACTGTTGATTCAGCACGATACTCCGCCTTAGGTTTTCCTATCAGTTTTATTATAGTGCCTGAAAAATCTGGATATGGGTATGTTGCTGTTGCTCTTCTGTGATGTTCTTTATGCCAACCTTCACCTGCTAGTAAGTATTCAATCCACTTTTTATTTGATACGCCCTCATCAGGCAAATGATTAAATACATTTACTATCGCCCCAAACAAAACTGCCCATATTACAGGAAAGAAATATAAAGGATATAATAATATAGGATTAATTAAAAATAATAATGTAATGTATCCTATATGAAACTTGTTGTAGTGTTGATGTACAAATTTCTGTTCTGGATATTTAACTAAAAATCTTTTTGCATATGATAAATCTACAGCATAGATATTAAAAAAGTAACCTAAAAATACTGATAGTTTACCTTTATGTGTAGGACTATGTGGGTCTTTATCTGTATCTGGATATTTGTGATGTCTTAAATGTACACTTGCATATGTAGCCGGCGACCCCATGCCACACATTATAGATTGAAAACATAATACATAATGCCAAAATTTGTTTACTTCAAAACTTCTATGAGCCCAATATCTATGTAGACCAACACCATGACCTATAACACCACCTAGAAACCAGCCTATTGCACAAAATATTACCCATAGATAGAATGGTAAAACAAATAAACCATAGATAGCACCCATAACAGACAATCCTTGATAGACACATAGTTTAGCATTTTCTATTTGATAACTTGTCATTTTGATATAACCCTCATTAAATATCCTAACATGTCATATCTACCACAAACTAATCTTGTTGGTTCGTAATGATGAGTATTTTGATAACTCTCACCCAAAGTAAATATGTTCATTACATGACTATTTATACTATTATCATCTAAATCATAGTCTCTCCAACCTACTTTAAATGGCTGTCCATGACCAAAAACACCTACGCCAAAATGTACACATAATAGGTACATTGTACAAGGTAACGCCCACATATAGATAACTAACTGTGGTTCTATTACAAATAATATTATTATATAAGTCATTAGTATTTTAAAGTAATGATTGTGTATAAACATTTGTATAGGGTCTCTCATTAAGTCTTTTACTATCATTAGATTAAATGACTTGACTGACCAGAAACCATGAAATCCAGTAAGTATAGGTTTCTCTTGTGGGTAATAAGGGTCTAGTCCTTTTACATCAGGATGTCTATGATGTAATCTATGTTGAGATACCCATGCAATACTACTACCTAGACCAGAAATAGTACCGAGAAAAATTAAAAAATATTTAAAAGTGTCGCCTGTTTTAAATTGTTTATGTGATAATAGTTTATGATATCCACCTGATACACCTATTGTATATAATACCCACATAATAAGTGCGATATAGATACCTGGCCAAGAAAAATAAAAGAATAGACCACCCATTGAAATTAAATAGGCACTTAACATTACCAGTTTCATTTTAGAATATATATTCATTTTTCAGCCATCCTTGACATTGCTCTTTATTTATGTTATTTTAGCTGTGTTCTCCTCCCGAGGGTCAGAGTAGCTAGTGTTTAGTGCTATCATCTAGACTATCAAAGATATCATTTAACTTCTTAGATACATCATCATCAAGTTCTTCTCTTTCATAAGAATCTTGATTATGTTCTGTTACCATTGTAGCCTTCTCATATGCACTAGATACACTTACATAAGAATTGGTCATCGCTGTACCAGCAGATGTGATAGTCATTATCTTATCTTTAGGTATAGATATAATAGTATCATCAGAATATGAAGTCCACTTTATAAGGGCAACATAATCTTTAAGACCCATTTCTTCCATAGCAGGAACATATTTTACTTGCAAAGGTTTATCAATTTTAACAAGCGGTGATTTTTCATCTAACAATCTTTCTGGTATTGTACAAACAATATCATCACCATTAATAAGTTTAATAATCTTAATTGCTTCCATGTAACTCTCCTTTATAACTCGACATTATGAATGTCATAGTTAAATCCTTCTTCGTTGTATATATTTATCCTTTCTCTAAAGTGAGAAAGAGTATAATTTTCTTCTTCTTGATAAGATAAATCATCTGATATATCATATAATCTAGCCTCTGAATTATCATCTTTTAGTCTTAATCCACGACCAATGCTTTGTAGGTTTCTGATACGAGACTTACTAGGACTACTAAAAACAATATTATGTAAATTGCGAATATTAATACCAGTACTAAAGGTACCATAACTGGCGATAATAATAGCGTTATCAGATTTTTCTGTGATAGCTCTAATCTTTTCTCTTTCATGTGCTTCTACTCCTCCATAAACAAAGAATACTTGTTTGTCTTTATTTTTTTCTTCTATTAGTTGTTTTAATATCATACCATGTTTTTCTACATATTGAAACAGGCAAAGTGAATTACCAGTAAGACCTAAACATCGATTTCTGATATAGTTATTTCTTTTAGTATTAGATACTAGAAAATCCATTTCTTCTTGATATGTTTTACCTCTTAAAAAATCTATTGACATCTTCTCATGTTGCAATACTAGACAATGTATTTTAAGTTGAGCCAGATGTTCTTTTTCTTGAAGTTCTGTAGTTGTTACTATCTTGTTCACGGCACCAAATAAACCCTCTAAAACAAGTTTGTGTGTC